CACCTGCTGTTACAGGTTCCATCGGGCGTTCCGTGGGGCGGTCAAAAGCACCAAGAGAACCAGGGGTTACAACAGGTTTATCTGTTGGGGATTGCGCCATAGGAACAGCCGACTGTGCCTGCATCTGCTGTGTAGCCTGACCATAGGTTTGACCGGTAACGGTTTGTTTCGCTACTTTGCCACCACGAAGATCAGAACGATTTGGGTATTGCTTCGCCATTTACAGCATCCCTCCCATTGGTGGAGCAGGCGGAGCCATACCACCACCGCCACCACCTAGTTGTGCAAGAAGACCTTCGATACCTGACGGTGCAGGGGCTTCCATTGGTTGTTCCATACCGACACCAGCAGGTGACAAACCAGGCATTGTTTCTGGCGCACCCGTCGGGGCGGGAGTTGCCTGTCGTTCCTGTGCGCGTTTCTGCGCTGCTTGAATAGCTTGAGGCAAACTCATCTTGTTAGATGCTACCTGTTCAGCGATGAAAGCCAAATCATCTGGTTGGTATGGGCCGTTCGGGTCGGCGGCTTGTGCCTGTACTGACTGCAACAAAGCCGACTCGATGGCTTCTGCCACGATACGGTCACGTTCCAACTCAGGATCGCTAATCATTGGGTCTGCTTCACGGGCTGATTCTTTAGACATCAAGCCTGTACCTAAGCGTTGTCCAAGACTGATAACAAGATTGTTGATGTCTGCCCCTGATGCGGAGTATGAAACATAATGGAAGTCGGTTTCCCACATCTTGTTCGGGGTGTAATCCTTCATTCCGCCGCCTGTGCCTGGGATGTAGAACGACTTTGATGCGTTACCCCAGTAGGCTTTTTCGATAGCGATAGCGATTTTGTCTTCTTCAACAAGTGAAGATGCGAACAGTTCTTGCGCTTCTTGTACACGGAAGTCCACGGTTGCTGACAGGATGGATTCGCCACGGCGACCTGTACGGATGTTTGTGCCGGATTCTCCACCGAACTCTGCGGGGATAGCACCTTCTAGGCGTTCTTGACGTTCCAAACGGTCCAACGCCACATCTGTTTTGTAGCCAGGGTTTGTTTGTAGCTGTGTAATGTCGCCACCTTTGACTACACCAAGTTGGCCTGTTTTGCCGTCTGCGATTTGGATAATTTCAGCGTTTTCACCTGGGCGTGACACAAGGTATTCGTCAGGGAAAATGCCTCGTTCAATAGCGATTTCTGTGAGGGCTTGCAAACGGGCGCGGGTGTAATACATTCCGAGCAACCCGTCGAATTGTCCACGGGGTTTGTCAAGGGTGATGCGTTGCGGCATAACTACCAGTGGCATACCTGTGCGGTTGATGACACGGGACAGTTCTACTGCTTGCTGACCTGGGAAGGTTTGCCCTGTTAGAGGGTCGAAAGATTTTTCTGATCCCATCACAATGGTGACGATTTCGTTGGCGCAGACGTATTCAAGGATGGTGAACAGGGTGTCTTGTCCTGGGTTCGCCACACGCAACGTACCGTTCAACAGTACCCCGTAGTTTTGCATCAGCCAACGGTACGGGCGGTGATACGTAAAAATCACATTGTCCGGAACAGGATTATCAATGTCAATCCGTGGAGCAGCAAAAGTATCCAACGGGTTACGCAACTGCCACTCAGGAAGACGCTTATCAAAGTTCGGCTTCAAATAAACAGGCGAATTGCTGTACGCCAAAAGGTGACGCGCACGTTGACGCATCTTCATAGACATACGGTTCTGATCCCAAATAGCCAGCATTGCCCGCTTACGGTCACGGGCCAGTTTCATCGAACGGTCCTGACCTTCACGCAAAGCAGGAAAATACGGTGACGGCATCGTAGAAGCAACACGCATACTCATCTGGTCAAGACCCTGAACAAGCAGGTTCGCCACAGAAGATTTCGTGTTCCTGTCCAATTCGTTCAACGGAACAATGACATCACCATTTGCTAACTGTCGCACTTCTCGCATCTGACGAAGGATCGGTCCTTGAGTGTCAACACGATCCTTGTACAGTTCAACGATTTCTTCAACAGTTTTCATTCAAAACCTTTGGTAGCCAAGACGAACCTAAGATAACACATTTATCTGGTTGTCAACCACGAAGGTCGCCACTGTCTCGGCGGTGGCTTCGCCTGGGTCAAATTAGGCAGATTCAAAATCGCCATCCACAACGCCATCACAATGTCGGTGCCGTGCTTTTTATCTCGACTCCACTTAGTCAACTCATCCTGGGCCGCCAATGTTTTCCAGTTGCCACGCATAGAAGGGAACCGCATAGCCCCCGACCTAATCACCGGCGGAATCAACGCCTCAACACCAAGCTTTTCGTCAACTTTGTTACGGGAAGTGGTATGAGAAATGACGTTCACACGGTTAGTTGCCTGCCAGCGACGCACAAAATCGTGTGCCAACAAGAAACGCTGTGCCGCATTGATCTCAACAACCCAATGGCTAATCGGATAACCCATCTGGTAGGACCGTTCCTGCCATTCGTGCATCAACCCTGAATACTCCCCCGTCGAAGTGTTAAATCCAAGGACTTCTTCAGCGGTCAACTTCACCCGTTCAAGGTCAACCACATGGTATATCTGGGTTTCAGGCTGGTAAATAATCCAAACAAACGCCCAAAACATTGTTGGTGACGGGTCAACCGCACAAATAGACACCCACGGATGCGCTAAACCTTCAGGGATATACCCAGGTTGGCGTTCGTTATCAACACAGCCAGGGTAATCCACCCCATCTGCTCCTTTGCCACCAGTAATCCAAGTACGGTCCACCAGTCGAGCATCAAGATCAAGGTCTTCCTGTTGGTACACCACCTGAAACACGTCAGGTTTGTTGTAGCGGATAAACGACAAATCTTTCCACGGGAGACGCTTCGGGTCAAGCAACGGACCTTCAGGGTACGGCAACGATTTGAACGAACGAGATTCCTTACCGGTATCTAATTCTTCGTAATACGCTTTATAGATGATGTGCTTGTATTTTTTCTGTCGGACAGGCTGACCAGATTCAACATCTTCAGGGGATTGCACATCCGAACCGTCATAGTTGATGTCTTCTTCAATGTCATACGTTTCCTTCGCAAGACAATGAGCGTACAAATCACCCGAACCGAGACGCTGCCCGATAACAGCTAGCAACCCACCTGGGTCGCATCGGGCTTCAGCCACATTGTCCCACCGTTCAAGGAGTTTGTCGCGAGCCACACTTTCACGGGCGTTATCGGGTGAGGCCACATCGTCAAACAAGCAAAGGTCGGCACGGTGGCCGATGAACTCTGCCTCAATACCGTAGGCTCGGACTGTTGGTTCTTTGTTATCCAAACCGTTTCCGTCTTCTTGTTCAACAACAAACTCCTCTGAACGCCACAACGCCCCCTTATCGACAGGTTTGAACCTGCCATAGTCAATCGTTAGACAGCCTTCCGCGTTGACAGCCAACCCCTTCTGAACCATCATCGGATCAGGTTCAATAGGCATCACACGCTCAAGCGTTTCACGGATACGACGAGAGTACATCTTCGCCATGTTCTGAGAAACCGACCCAATCATCACACGAACACGCCGGTTACGAACAATCGCCCACACCGCAACATCGTGAAACAATGTGGACTTACCCGCACCAGGCGGAACGTTCAACACCACAAATTCTTTTTCTTCAGACTCCAACAACCCAACAAGTTGCACTGCTGCTTCGACCTGCCACGGCGATGGGACACGCCCAAGATAGTGGCTACGGAAAAAATCAAAATCTTCCAACCCGCGTTTAGCGTTATCGCACAAATGCTCATACGGGATAACTGACGGCAAATCAATCGCATCCATAAAATTATGGTGTGCAACAGATTGCCTACCGCCTGATCCTGCACCAGACGAAACCTTATGGGCCGCTTCTTTACGGTTCGCTTCCAACAGTTTCGCTTTTTTCACCCAACGTGAACCCGTGTTGTAATGCACCCCTGTTTCAGCACACGCATCTTTGATGGTACGCCCCGACGCGATCAACGCAAAAAACTTGGCTTTGTCCTGAGGAGGGACAGATCGTTTAGTACCCATTACATCCTTTGCTGTGTTGATGCTACATCATCAGCCCACATCATCGCCCAACGATGACAATCACCACAGTTCCTAGCTTTATGATCCGTGCGATCACACAAATACTTTGTTTCACAACCCAACTTCATGGCCTGCCACATTGCAGTACGAGCAGTAAAAGACCAAGCCATAGAATCAGAAGACACAAGATGATTACGAAAAAGTTTCAACCCATCCTTCTTTAACCCGAACCCGTGCATTTTTAGACCGTAAGCAGACAAATCCTCCACCAACTGTTTAACGCCCTGTACGTTTGCACGACGACAAAACGACCCCATACCAACGGTGGGATAATCACGAAGATCAACCCCATAATCCAAATACATATCTAAATGAACCCTGTAATCATCAGGATCCCACCCCTGCAAGACAGGAATAATAGGAAGATCCGGTGCTAACCCTTGCAACTCAAGAAAATTTTCGCAAGTTAAACGCTGATGCTCATCAATCGACTTCCCTGTTTTTTGAATCATGTGCGGTTCACACATCCAGTCCTGTGGTGAAGCCCAATCCATCAAACCAATCTCATCTGTAATACGGTAAAGTTCTTCAACATACTGACCTGGCGGTGTAACCCACTTATCAAAAATAGAAAGCTCCGTAAAGCCACCACTGTCACAAGACCAAGAAACACCTGAAGGTCGAAACTTTTTGTATTTACGAAGCCGACGAACAGAAACAAACAGCGGGTTCGTATTGTTTTCATTCCACAACCACGACGGGTTGTTTGTCCCCACATAAAATTTAAATCGATCCACAAAACTTCCCGCTTCTAAACAAGTTTTACATTTACTGAGTAGAAACAAGCATACACATCTGCTATAGTCAAGTTCGCAACAGAACAAGTCCTTACCGTCGGGAAGACAGGCGAGGCAAGCAGGGCTGTACACCGGTTGCATGGTGCGGGGCATTTCACACACGGAAACGTGGGTAGATGTTTCCTGCAACCAATCAGTACCCAAGACCGAACCTGACCCTGTTGCGTAAGAGAAACAAGCAGCGTTACGAACGTCATCTCGTTACATCATTCGGTGTCGGCTAAAACAAATCTAGTCACGGCCACCATCCACTCGTTGAAGTGGTAAAGCGTGGGGGAGACTGTTAGCACCCCCTAGCCAGACACCGGACAGTCTTTCTGCTAACGCCCTCGCAAGCTCGGTTGTTGCCAAGAAGTGCCACCATCTCGACGTTGATCATCGACTCTGCGGCACTGGTTCTTCTTTCTCCGCCTCCCTCTGTGTAAAACAACTAGCCCGTCACTCACAGTGGTCAACCACCACACACAGTCACCAACAAGCCCACCACACAAAAAGAGTGAATCCGTAGCTTTCCGGTAATACAGTACTCCCCCTACCCGCGCCTCGGCAGACCCCCCGTTAGCCCCGCGGCCCGCCATAATCACCAATGCGGGAGAGAAAATTACATAACAACGATTATGGGCGCGACATTGGCACCCCCCCCTACCCCCCCTACCTGGCTAATTCGAGACACCTACCGCCCCGCGCGAGTGACGTGCGGATAGCTCCGCCTTGACTGTTGTTGGGTGCCGTTGTTGGGTGATCGTTGGCGGCGTTGTTTGCGATCTTGTGGGGGTGTCGATGGCCTGATAAATAATCTTGTTTATGAGCTTGACAAGTGTTGCACGGTTGGTCATAATCTCTATGTCGGCAATTCCGCCGGCACGCCGAAAGGGGCAAAAAATGACCAATGAGCCTGAGTGGGACAACTGCACTAAATGCGGTAATTCTGCACCGTTAGACGGTGTAGGTGTCTGCATTGACTGCGCTAATAGTGACCTAACAACACGCCTGAACGACGTTTTGAACACACGTTTGCGGGTGGAGGCCGCAGCCGTGTTGGAGGTTCTCACCACGTGGTTGGCCGATAATGAGCTAGCCATTGTCGATAACGCCTTGAACGTCGTAGAACTCTAAGAGGGGAAAACAATGAACACATTTACCATCGACGGAGGTATGAACTACCTCACTATAGGCACCCTTTACCGTGTCACGGGGTGGTTACCTGGCAGCCCTACCGCGCTGCGGTTTATGCGGTTCTTGTCTGTCGGGGATAAGACCGTGCGCCTGCAAGGTTGCCAACCTAACGGTGACAACGTGACGGAGGGTAGCTACCTTGTGTCACGTGTTGCGGGGTGGACATTTACCGCCGTTGGAGATGGACTAATGGAAACAGTATCTATTACCGCCTCTAATTTGCAGGTAGGCGACGTCATACCGGAACTAGACGGTGAACGGTTCACGGTGGAGGCCGTCACCCGTTCGCGGGACCTAACTTATGCCTACGGCATTATCTGCACTACGGAGGCGGGGCGGGCTGCACGTATCGCCCCCATCGGAGAGTTTTCCCGTGTGCGTCGTGTGTTCGACAGTGGAGAGGCGGTCACTATTCTGCCCCGTTCCACGTCGGGCAAGCTTGCCGACGTTCTTCCATTTATGAAAGGCGGCCACTAATGCACCCTGAACACTGTTCCATTGTCGAGGCCGTAGGCGGTGACCCCGCTTACATTGATGCCATAGTCAAGGCCGGCGGGGAGA